TCTTTACCATCAGGTAAATCTCTTAAATCCTTACGATATGTTTTCATATCATCAGATAGAGTGTTATCAGATAAAGCATAGAAATCAGTTTCAGCTAAAAGTCTATTTCTTTTAGCTCTAAGTTCAGCTAAAGCTCTAGCAGGAGCAGCGTCTGCCCATGCTTTTTCTTCTGCATCTCTTGCTGTTTCTTCTTCAGCTGTAAACTGTACTTTGTTACCGTTTATATTATGATATCTTGGCATAGTTTTTCTCCTTTGTGTTTATGTATCATTATTATTTAATTCCGTAAAGGCAAATATCTCCAGCATCTATATTACCACTTTCCATTTTAAATTGAACAGCTGTAATTGCTGCTGTAGTATTAAAATATCCAGCTACAAATTGATTTATAGATCCTGGTAATCCAACCCTATAACTTTGATTAATTTTTGATATAAAATGTTTAACAAAAGTGGTGTCAGATGGGTTAAATAAATGTAAATAACCCCCTAAATTTTCATCATTTGCATTTCCTAAACCAGAACCCAGTGGTTGAACCGCTGTGCTTTGTGCTAAATCTGCACCAGCTAAATATCCTAATTCTGCTGAAGTGTCTCCTTCATTATGGAATGATTCAAAAAATGAAGTAGTTTTAGTTATATCGTATGAATGAGATGATGTATCATCTGAACCGTTAAATGTTAAATCTACTTGGTCCGCATTTGTATGAATATTTTTAAAAGTAAACAAGTATTCTTTGTAGGTATTATCAAGAACAACGTCAGAACTGCCATTAACAAAAGATAAATCACCGCTAGAACTAGCAGTTAGCTTCTTAATAAAAGTAAAAGAACCTCCACTTACAGAACCAAAAGTTGTAACGTTTCGAACTCCACGATTGTTTAATTTTATAAGTTTTCTATTTACAAGTGTCATTATGAATCCTTTATTCCGTAAAGTTTAATTGTGCCAGCGTCTATATTGCCACTATCAAAAGTAAATTGAACTCCATCTATTGCAGCAGTTACATTACAATAACCAGCTACATAACTATGCATTGAGTAATCACCACTATAAACAATATTAAAATTTGACATAAAATGTTTTACAAAAGTTGTATCGGATGGATTATAAAGCCAAAGTTCACCACTACACGCTTCATCGTTAGCATTACCTTGATCTATAGTCATCATTTGTACTCCTGTTGATTGTGCTAAATCTTCATCGGTTCTATAAGCTAAATTTCCACTTGCTCCACCTTCACTATGTTGTGCTCTAAAATGTGTTGAAGTTTTAGTCGCATCATAAGAAGAACCACCATCTCTAAAGTTTACTTGAAACTTAACATCGTCAGTAGCTGGGTGCATATTAATACATTTAAAAAGATAAATAGGATATGTGCTATCCAAGACTACATCTGAACTTCCATGAACAAAAGATAAATCACTATCACTAGAAGCTGTTAATGTTTTAATTAAAACCATGTCATCATCAAGACCAGCAGAAGCAGAAACACTATCTACTTCTGATACACTGTTGTTTACATATCTAATTATTGCTGGTGCTCCTATTGGTCCTCTTCCCATTATACTACTCCGTACATTTTAATTGTTCCCGCATCTATATTTCCAGTTGACATAGCAAATTGCACTGCGTCAATTGCAGATGCAGTATTTCCATATCCAGCAGTAAATCCATCCATTGCATAAGCTGGATAATGTGGCGTAAATCTTGAAATAAAATGTTTAACAAAAGTTGTATTACTCGGATCAAATAAATGTAAAAAACCATCCCCACACTCATCATTAGATGTACTCATTACATCTCCACCTAAAGGTGAAGAACCTGTGCCTTGTCCTAAATCATAAGCTGTTCTATAAGTTAAAGTTGTGGCAGTATCGGCTTCATTATGGTAAGCATAAAAAGATGTGGTAGTTTTTGCAACATTATAATTTGAACCACCATCTGTTGAAAAATTTATTCCAAAAGATGCTTCGGCTGATGGATGTATATTATAAAATTTAAAAATATATTCTTTGTAAGTTGAATCTATCCCTGAAGTAAAAGAAATTGTAGAACTACTTGATGCAGTTTCAGTAGATAACAATACCAGATTCCCCGAAGTCACCCCTGAAAGTGAAGTGATAGCTGTCATCGATTGGTTGTTTGCTGTTTTAATTGCCATTAAGAAACTCCGTACATTTTTATTACACCATCAAAAGTATCAGAAGAACCATCTGAAACTTTTCTAAAATCAAATTGAATTGCGTCAATGTCATTTGTATTATTAAAATAACCTGCTCTAAAGTTATCATAACTTCTATTTCCAGAGTGGTAACTATTAATTCTACTTATAAAATGTTTTACAAAAGTAGTTGATGATGGATTGAAAAGATGTAAATAACCTGATGCACTTTCATCTGCACCATTTCCTACTGCATGAGCTAAATTAATAAACCCTGTTGCTTGAGCTTGATCTTGTCCAGTAGAATAAGATACACTAGCATCAGTATCGTCTTCGTAATGTAATGCAACAAAAGCTGTTGTTGTAGCTGTAACATTATAATTACTTCCAGCATCTATACTGCCTTGAAAACTAAATGAGCAATCATCTGTAGCTGGATTCATGTCATAAAACTTAAATATGTATTCATCATAGGTACTATCAATTCCACTTGTAAAAGAAACATTAGATGCTCCACTAGCTGTTGAAGTAGCTAACAAAGTCATACCACCAGCACCTGTAGCGCTTGATGATAAATCCATATCATATTTTATGCTTGCGTATGTTGCCATTATGCTATCCCGTAAAGTTTAATTGTGCCAGCGTCTATATTTCCTGATGAAGATTTGAATTGAACAGCATCTACTGCTGAAGTGGTATTTGCATATCCAGCATAATAATTATCTCTCATTCTGTCATTTCCTTGAATACCAGAATTTCTGGATATAAAATGTTTAACAAAAGTAGTTGATGATGGATTAAAAATCCACATTTCTCCACTACAAGATTGATCGGCATCTGCTCCTAAAAAAGCATATAAATTTTGAAATGAAGTAGATTGTGCTAAATCTTGTCCAGTATCATAAGTTAAAGCTGCTGGACTATCATCTTCTTCATGGTGTGCTTCAAAAGTAGTAGTTGTTTTTGTTACATTATAATTAGATCCAGTATCTATACTAAAATTAAATTGAAAATTTGCTTCATCAGTAGCTAAATGAATATTAATAAACTTAAATATATAAGTTCTATAAGTATTATCTAATACTACATCTGATGTTCCATCTACAAAAGATAAAGTAGCAGAACTACTAGCAGTTAAAGTTTTAATAGGAACTATTGCACCACCTGATCCTGATGGTAAAGCTATGTTGTATCTAGAATTTTGATATGTTGCCATTATGTAATTCCTATTAATTGTATAGTTCCTGCGTCCATATCTCCTGAAGAAAATTTAAATTGAACAGCATCTATCGCTGATGTCGTATTAAAATATCCACCAACAAAAGCCTGATTAAAATAGTCGTTATGTGTATAGCCATTATTTGCACTTAAAAAATGCTTTACAAAAGTTGTACTACTTGGATTAAATAAATGTAAATAGCCAGATCCAGATTGATCGTTGTCATTTCCAATACCAGCATTATTTAAATAAATAAAATCTGTGCTTTGTGCTTGGTCGTCAGTATCATAACCTAAATTAGCTGCAGTACCTCCTTCGTTTTGTGTAGCATCAAAATATGTAGTTGTTGCAGTAACACCATAAGCAGAACCAGTATTTGTGCTTCCTTGAAAAAGGAATTGAACTCCATTAGTAGCTGGGTGTATATTATTAAAAATAAATAAATATTCTTTATATGTAGAATCTAAAACAACAGAAGATGATCCATTTTCAAAAGATAAAGTAGCGCTAGAACTAGCGGTTAAAGTTTTGATTAAAGTAGTAGAACCTTTACTAAAACCATCATATTTAATGGCGTTATAATTAGCCATCTTACTTCTCCTTCAACAACCATCCTTGTGTTGCATCAACATACACAAGTGTAAAAGCTGCTCTTTCTGTTGCAACTGTTAAATCTGATGAAGCACCTTGAATCTTGTGTGAATTTCTTCCTACTGTGCAGTTATTAGTATCAAAAGTTGCACCGTAATCTATTATATGAACTTCATCACCACGCGATGCTGAAGATGGAAGTGTCATTGTAAATGCAGATGAACTTGTATCAACAAAATATCCTCTACCTGCGACC